CGCAGCAGGCGTTGGCCTAGTAATTTTAATAGCATCAACGATATAGCGTTTATGTGTAGCCCTATCAACAGCGTAACAAACGACGGCTGTATCACCAACCATAGCGGGATCAAGACCACAAATAAAACTAAAGCCGTTGACATCGCGTGGATGACCAGGGTTACCAGGAACCAAGCGACCTGCTTTACGCATACCATCAATAGAACCTCGCACACATACTGGATCAAAGATGGCATCATCTGAGATATCTTGTTGTTGATAGACCAAAGCCCAGGTGCTTGCATCCATAGCTTGGCGTTCATTGTAAAGGTTGCGACCATTCCATCTAGGATAGAGGCCGTCTTCGTTCTTGTCAGCTTCCATCTGTCCATCAAATGGAGCATCAGATGCTGGCCAGAGAGTCTCCCATTTGTCAGGGTCTTCATCTGTCTTTAATAGCGCTGGCATTGCCAGATACTTCCACGGGACCAGACCGCCTGGGTAGCGGTCTTCGTTACGAAGTTCGCGGTATAGATCCATAGCGGCAACTCTGGTACCAACGACTACAAGTTTACCTGTAGGGTTCAAACGAGAACGCACGTCCTGGGTTAACCAGCGAATCTGCTTCTCAAACTCGTTAGCGTTCTTTAAGGTAACAGCGTCATCTACGATAATCATATCTGCACGCTTACCGTAGATCTGACCACCGATACCAATAGCTTCGATGTTTGGATCTTTTTCACTAGACTCACGCAGCTCGGTACCGAAGGTAACACGGGTTGCTTGCCAGGAGGCTGACTTAGAGTTAAACCCTACGCCAGCAGCATAAGCGCTCTGGAGGTCTTCATACATAGGATGAGTCAGGCGTTGCTTGATGGCGTAGAGAAAGTCTGCAGCTAACTGCTGGGTCTGAGAAACAATAAGAACTCTAAAGTTGGGATTGCGTACTACCTGCCAGGTTACGTAGTCCACCGTGATCGTGATGGACTTGGCGTGGTTTGGCGGAATGTTCAGAAGGATTCTATTACTAGCCAGCCCTGGCTCGTACTTCATAGAGGGGTGTAGCCAAGAAGGTTCGCGGCCTTCGATCATATCTACCAGGTTCTGCTGATGCGGAAAGGTCTGGGAGTGTAAGAACTTCTGGCGGAACTCGGCAAAGGTTAAGTCGTGAACATCGCCGTCTTGGAACTGCTTGTCCTTTAGACCAAGGCGTGTTCGGTCAACCTTGTCTGTAAAAATCTTATCGGTACGTCGATAGTACTCGTAGGTCTTAATGGATTTACCAGCCGAGGCACAAGCCTGCTCGATGGTCATACCCTCTGCTACACAGCCAAGGATGATTCTCTTGGCGATGTCGGCACTATTGTCAGCCACGTGATCTCCTAAAATTTATTGGGGACGGGCCGGAATCGGTTTATTTTTACACGAGGCGCGTAGGCCTCGGGCCGGAATCAGAGATTCCTTATACTAGGCGAGGAAGGTTTCATCTACCAGTAGATAGAGCTATCCCCACTAAAAGTACTGGGCAGGTCGGGCTTAACGCCCGAAGGAGCTACAGCGAACTGAGGGGTAAGACTGAACTCGGCCTAGGGGCCTCGTAAGAGGCCATACCGTAGCAGCTCAGGGCTTTTCCTATTAAAACCCCTTACTATATATAAGGCAGGAAATTTACTTGATTTCCCGTTTTTAGAATGTGACCTTCATCACAGTATATAAAACCGCAGGTCAGAGGCTAGATCGCAGCTTTGACTTTAGCAAATATTTTTTTGGAGGGTATATATACTACCGTGCAAAAGAATTCAGCATAGGGGGGTTGGCCTGCCCCGCTTTTGGTCAGCCCCACCCCTCCCCCCTGTGGATAACTGGTCAGACCTGTGGATAACTATAACCAAAAGGTGTGCGGTTACTACTACCTCGGCGGGCAAGCTCGGCGGTGGAGGGTTAAGCCTTGGCTAAGTAATGGCCTAGCCTTGCAGCTCTCCACCCTTGCAGCTGCTAACCGCTAGCCCCTTACCGGTGACCCGCTAGCCTTGCCACCCTAACCGGTGAGGCTAAGCCGGTGACCTAGTGACCGGCTAACCTTGCCGAGCCGGTGGCGTTGCTCTTTCTTTTGGGGAAAAGATCCAAATCTAAGAGGTAATAATCCCGCCTATTTGATACCCCGACACGCCCAAAAGAGTGCCGGTTAAGGGCTTGACACTATGGGGAATAGTACGCAACAATAGACCCGTGAGCCTAACCTACCTAACAAGCTCACAAGGAGATAAGTAAATGAGTGATTTTAATACATACGAAATAACAGTGCAGGTTACTATCCGCGTGAGTGCTTATGACTTAGATGATGCGGTTAATGTAGCTCGTGAGGTGCTTGCACCTGTTGCCGGTGTCCTAACAGTAAAGGGAGCTAAATAAATGACATCACTAGCACAACAACAAGCAGACACACTAGGCGAGGATGTAAAGCGCATAGTTATCGCCGAGCAATTCAAGGAGGATTTTCTCCTCGTAATGATGAACGACTACGAGGCCTATACCGAGCTAATGGATGACACTAAGAATAGCGAGGGTGTCGTTCAGCTATCGGATACCTTGCGCGGAGAGTGGGAGACACTAGCCGAGCAGGTGACCGAGCTAGTCACCGAGCAGGTGAGCGAGATAGCCGGCTTACTAATTGCTCAGCTATTGCAGGGGCAAGGCTCCCTGCCTTTTGACCTAATCGCTAAGCAACTACGAGAGGAGAATAAGTAAATGAATACAACTATGCAGGATTTACACCGCCTCGTTGCGGTACTAGAGGAGCTAGTTAAGCCATTACTAGAGGGCGAGGAGGTGGAGGACACTTACGAGTCAAATAAACGCCCTCACCTAACACTACAAGCGGGGAGCAAGACCTACGGGCGAGCCTTTCGCGTCCACTTTACAGGCGGGAGTAAGTACGGCTCCGGACACTGGGAGCCTCGCGGGTTTAGTGACTACTTAGGCGGAACGAAAGCTGAGGCGGAGCGCACCCTACGCACCCTTATCGCGGGAATACGCACCGGCCAAATGATTACACAGGAGGCGAGTAAGTGAGAGAGTTATCTAAAAGGGGCAATCTTGTCGCCGGCATAGCTATCGGCCTACTCATTGCCGGCCTTGTATGGGTCAGCGGTAATGTATGGATTACCGAGGAGGGCAGGATCTGCCTCGGCTCAATGCTTAAATGTATGTAACAAGCTCACTAGGTAGGTGACTCTCCTCCCTTGCTTACGGGCAAGGGAGAGGGAGCCGGTACCTAGCCGGAGAATAGAAAGGGTTATTATGACAATCGAAAGAGTGCAACATAGCGGGGCGTATGTAATTTCCGATTTTGTAGGCGAGGGCGCGGGAGAGTATCTCTTTACCCGCACTTATTACGGCTACACACTAAAGCAAGCTAAGGCACAATTTAAGATCGAACTAAAGGAGGCTAAGTAAATGAGAGAGATAATCGAGACCGAGGCGAAAGAGGTATTCTCGCGCTTAATGGAGAGTGTGGGAGACAGTAATAGCTATAACTATTATCAGGGAAAGATAGACACACTATCGTGGGTGCTTAAACAGTTGAAAGAGTAGGGTAGAGTACGCACTAGTCGGTATGCTTGTTACCCTCTCTCGCAGCTAGTAGGCGGGAGAGGGCGAGAGGTAGATCGCCTCACAACTAATAAGGGAGAAAGTAAATGACACCAACGGGGATAGCACTAAAAGTAACTAACAAGGATGGGAAAGAGTCTTTCCCTTGTTACGAGGCTTATGGGTGGGACAAGGTAAACCAGATTATAAATAACACGCTAGCTATTGAGCACGTTGCAATGGTCGAAATAGTAGACATCAATGGGAGAGGATAAGCAAATGAAAGTAAGCGAATTGATAGAGCAGCTAAAGAGTTACAAGCCTGATGATGAATTGCTTGTTGCCTATTGGGACAAGGAGTTTGTAGAGACGGCACTAGAGGAGAAGCTAGAGGGTAAGCCCTACCCTGTTGAGGCGTGGGTGGATGCTATCCGCAGAGCAGAAAAGGCAGAGTTTTGGCAGAGCTGCGGATCTGATGAGATAACAGAGCAAGCAGACGAGGCACTTAAAGACTACAAGGAGGAGAGTAAATGAGTATGGAAATCACAGAGAGCAAGTACGAGTGGCAGCTAGGTGAGTACTTCGTACGCACTTATGTGGGAGAGTACGGCACGCATACAGAGTGGTTTAAGGGCGATACCTTTATAGATAGTTTTGAGGTACCGGAGATGACACTACAAGCGCACGAGCAGCTATGCGAGGAGGAGGGGCTATGAACACCAAGCAACATCACTTTATTCTAGTGTTCGATACCAAAAGTAATGAGTGGACGCTAGATTACGATTGCGAGGAAATCCGCTTTCCTGACGGCACAATTTGGAACGAAGAAACGCAGGTATGGGAGAGCGGTTATGCAGGTGACGGGGTTTTTGAGCCTATGGAGACCAAGTTAGCTGAGGCAGTTAATAGTGCCATTGCCGTACTTAATTCTATTACAAGCGAGGAGGGTGAGTAATGAAAGATAGGTACCTAGTAACGCTGGAGATAGAAACTTATGACGGAGATCCGAGAGAGTGGGATTGGGAGAAACTGTCCACGGGTGAGGATGTAATCAAGATAATCGAAACACAATGGAAGGGTAGAGCACTACCCACTAACGAAGGAGAGGGCAATGAATAGTAGCTGCGTACAAGATAGACACCAACTATGTGAGGATAGTGTGCAAGATACCTACGCTTGTTCTTGTCCTTGCCACCTAAAGGGGGAGAATAAATGAAAGTAGCAATGCGTAAAGATTTAGCTGATGAAGGTATGAACATACCTTGTCTGTATCAAGAGGGGGCTTATTTAGACTCTAGCACTATCGCTGAAGCTACCTATTTAGGTACGCTCAATGGAGAGGGTAGCGAGGTAGTGCTGCAATTAGCGAGAGGACAAGGAGGGTATAGCGAGATAGTTATAGTTATGTCTATTGACCTAGATTACATACAAGAGGGAGAGAATAATGAATAGAGAATACTTAGAGGCTAAGGTAGACCTATGCCTTAATCAAGCTGAGATAGACTTGCAACAGGAGGAGATAGCAAGAGCTATCGCTAACCTACGCAGGGCTAACTCAGCCCTGACTCAGCTATTCGGGTTCGAGGAGGAGGTCGAAAGTGATAACTAATGAACTACTTATTGAAGCGTTATGGGTAGCTAAGGATAACTTTGACTATGACGCTGAGTATCATAAGGCAGAAGCGATTGAGAGATACATAAAGGAGTTAAAGGAGGAGGAGAATGAATAAGATTTCGGATCTGAAATACGAGACGTGGTTCTCAAACGCCTATGCAGTTTTAACTAAGGAGGAGAGTGCGTTGTGCCTTGCACGCTGGGTAGAGGAAGGGTGCAAGTTATGACCAACTACATAGCACAACAGGTTACAGAGATGAAAAGAAAATTAGAATTACAAAAGCAAGAAAGCAACATCTATACCATACACCCTAAAAAATCTGAGTTGATCCTGTTATACGAGGTAGTAGACGAGAGCGGGAGAGCTGAGTGGGGCGGGGCTAATGCTGAACAGGCTATCCAATGGCTGACACTTGCCCCCGTAGGAGCACGCCTTTTAGTAAGTGCGTGGGATAGTGATGAGGAGGACGCTCATTTAGTAGGGCAAAGCATAGACATAACCGAGATTATTCAGCGAGCAAGGGAGATAGGTAGATGAGCTTAGTGTTAGGGATAATGATAGTAATGGTGGTAGCCTATGTGCTTATAGTGTGGGAGGACAAGATCAATGGAGAGTAGACAGGTAAGCGGGAAACAATCTATCCACTACCGCAATTACAGAAGGGCAAGAGACAAAGCGTTAGTGCGCTTAGCTCACCTGTATCCAGACACATACAAGCAGCTGCTTGATGAACAAAGGAGTTTTGATGAGCAAGAGGGTAAGACTTGGATCATTGATAGTAATAGTAAGCTTACTGTGGGTATTCATACCAGAGCGAACGCAGTCCCCGAAGTTGCAGGACGTACCGATTATGAAAGCACGGACGAAGGCTACAATGGAGGAGAAGCGTGAGAACAAGTCACTTGCAGTTAGTTACGCACGAGCACTCGGCTACAATCAAGAGCAAATCAGATGTCTTGTCACCTTATGGACCCGTGAATCCCGCTTCGACCACTTGGCTCGCCCAAGAGACGCTTCGGGCAAACCAAGAAGCTCGGCTTTTGGAATTGCTCAACTCCTTAGAGAGCGTAGTGGACAACCTGAACTTCAAGTCCTTCACGGTTTACGATACCTTAATCATCGCTATGGAGGGAGTGCGTGCCGCGCTCTCAGCCACTCCGATAGACGAGGCTGGTACTAAATAATCTTGCTGGGTTTCTAACCCTTTCCTAGCAAAACAAAAAGCCCTCGCCGTAATTGGCGGGGGCTTCTTGCTAGCACTCATAGGCGGGATTGCCTACCGAGATCTAAAGTGTAGCACTATCCACCAGTAGAGTAAAACCCTTTACCCTTGAAGGTGACACCAGGCGAGTCCCACTTACGCACCATTGGGATATGGCAGTCAAAGCAAGATGGCTCACGAGGTTCCTCGTGGATAGACCGTTCGATAGTTAATACTGTGTTGCAATCAGGGCAACGATAGTCGTATTGCATTAGAGCTGCACCGCTTCCTCTATGGGTAGATAACCTACTAACTTCTCAACCTTTTCAACCCTGTCAAACTCAGTAGTCGCTGGCATCTGGTGATTAAACCATACTGGTTCTGGTAAATCTAGTAAGTCGAAGGAGAAGATACCAGCAGGTGTAGAGTTAATGTAGTACGGGATAAGATCACGCTCTGCTGCTTGTGTGATGAGCTTGCGGTACTTCATCTCTTCAATCAGCAAGGTGTTGTAGTGTACCCCCCTGCATTTTAATTCTATGTAGTGACCTGCTTGCCTAGAGATACAGTCATAGGCATCAAAGATGCCCTCAGACTTTACTAAATCTGGGTACAAACTCTCACGCAAGAAGGTAAATAATAACTCTTCGTTCATTGCCAGGGACTAACCCCGCCTAAGTTATCCTGCAATCTACGCAATGCCTGCGAACATCTACGATCTGCGGTAGAGATGGCACACTCTAGTACCTGTGCTATCTGTTGCAGGGTAAAGCTCTCGTGGTGGCGCATACGCAAGATAGCCTGGTCCTCTTGGTCTAGTTTCAGAAAACCTTTCTTGATGTCTATAAGGTTAGCAAGTAGGTTGCCACCTTCTGCCGGAGATGATGAACCTTTAGGTTGTCCATCTCTAATCATCTCTTGTGCTTGCTCTAATACTGTGCCATCTATGACTGATGCAATAACAAAGGGTAGCAACTGACCAAGAGTTGCTGCTTCGTAGTAGGCTTCATCATTAGTCTGGTATCCAGACTTAGCAGCCTTCTCTTTGCGTGCGTAGCGTTCGCCTGCACGCTTCATCTGCCAAGCAATGCGTTGCTCGTTATGTCTGCGTCGCTCTTCGATAGGTTCCATTAGATCAATGATGTGATCTTCTACCCTAGTCATAGCCCACGCCATCAGCTCTTGCTTGATGTCATCCTTCTCAACGTGCTTGTTATACCTACGGTGAATAGTGTTAGCAACACTAGGTACTAGGTCATAGATTACTGGGTGCAGTTCAGTCATCGCATCACCACAACTGCCGATGGGAACGGAGCGGAATTAGGTTGGTTCCCAAACTTGAGACGACCTCTAATGAATTCGATTTCATACGCAATGCAATGTTCGTGCCACCAGGAAGTGTCAGTTCGGGAGGGAACCAGTAGTACCACGGTGCAACCCTTCTTGCTCTCAGCTTCTGCTTTAGCAACCCAATCTTTGATTGTCCTTCCGTATGGTGGGTTAAGCCACACGGCTTCACCGTTACTATCGCTAGCCCAGTCATTATGAAATGCGTTCTGACGCGCTGGAACAGGATGGTCTGGGCCGTACCAATTATCGGGAACAAGAGTGGATGACTGCAATGCTGCTGCGTCCAAAGAAAAATGAAACGTGTCGTTGTATCTGTCGAAGAAAGATCGTGGTGTAGTCCACGTATCATCGTTGGAGGTTTTGAAGGTATCAGTTTTGTAGAATCCTTCACTCACGTGGCCACTTACCATCTAGTACCATCAGTGCGATAGCACTGTAGTTCAGCAAGTCAATGAAGCTATCTCGTAATGACTCATTCTCTGGTGTTGCACCGCTATCAATTAAGTGGTTGATGCGTGCAGTCTTGTCGTGCATACGCACACGCAATCCATTGAGCGGTCCACCAGGAGATAGACTGATGTTAGTTGGGCCGTAGTCCTTGTGCTTCTTGATAAGCAGGTTACCTGCACTATCTAAGGTAGCCCAGACATCAGCTATGAACGTGTTGGTATCGGACGTATTGTTATTACTTCGCTTTGCGTATCCACGGAAAGGATCTGGAAGCCCAAATGCTGCAAAGTCTGTAGCATCGTGTCCCACTCGCTCTTTGTCATCATCATACATTTGACTCCCCTATCAGTAACTTCCGTGTCGCATCAATTCCATTAGCCAAGTAGTAATCATTGATGTCCATACCTGGCGGTAGTGTAACAATCTGTGAGTTCATTACCTCGTTAGCCACACGCTTAGCAAACTCAGCACCTGGGTTAGACCCATCCTCTTTAACATCATTGTCACCTACCACATAGATAGTTTCATAACCTGCAAAGAGCTTTGGAAAGTGTGGCTTCCACGCAGCAACTCCAGGGACTCCTACTGCTGGTATGCCTAACTCACCGCTAGTAACGATGGCATCTAGTTCACCTTCACATACAACGATGTGTGGTGAATCAACAGTGATGTCGCAGACGTTATACAAGTGTGCCTTCTGCCCAGTAGGACTACCATACTTAGGCTTGCCATCATCTAATCGTCTAAACTTAAAGCCAACACAACCACCGGAGGCGGTGATGTATGGGATGGATAGCCACCCTTCATACATCTCGTGACCATTGATTGGGTTAGTAATAGTTCCTAACTGGAATAGTCCTGCGGTTTCTTCAGAGATCCCACGTGCGCTTAGTACGTCCAGTGCTTCTTGACTTATTGCCTGAGCGTATTGTTGCGCCGCTTCCAGCAGCAATTTCGACTGCACGTTTGAGGCCATCACTAAACTCCAAGTTCTCTAGTATGCAGACTAAGTTAGCTGCGTTGCCACCCTTACCGCAGGTATGGCAGAAGTACAGGTTGTCGTAGGTATTGATAACGGCAGACCTGCGACTGTCGCTATGTAGGCAGCATCGAACTGATGCGCTCTTACCTTCTCTTACTTCACCGCCAAAGTATGAAACAATAGGACCTATGGGGATTGTGTTTGCATCAACGGGACCTTTGAACCGTCCCGCTTTACGTACCCTGGACCAGTCTTGTGCTGGCATACACACCCCTTATCATCACACTTGTCGTGCCAATGAGATGAACGTTTGTAATGAGCAAGGCTGTTTTCTTCTCCGCCTTTATGACAGTTCTGGCAAATCATTCTTGGCCTTCTCTAAAGCATCTGCCATAGCTGCATCGTATGCTGCGACATCTTCATTGTATTCTTCAACTACTTCTTCTACCTTTGGAATTAGAATCTCTGATGTTGTGATTTCTCCACCTGGTACTGGCATTACTGTTTCTCCTTTAACCATTGTGCTAGGTCTTGAATGACCCAGGCTTGATCTATTGATGCGTTGCGACGCTTAACTATTACATAAGAAAGAGGGACTTCCCCAAGACCTCTAGCCTTTGCATAGTTAAGCGCCTCAACTTGCGCTTCTCTCCAGAACTCAGGCAAGGAAAGGGTTGCCCTGTTCTTGAGTTCAAGGATGTAGGTTTCTCCCGCGATAACAGTAACGATGTCGCCCTCATCCTTTGCCCCAGCTTTAGTCAGACGCTCTGCTAGAACTCCGCTTTTGCGGAGCCACTTCATTACATCTGTCTCAAACTGAGAACCCTTAGTCTTGTTGTACTGACTCATCTACCAATACAACCTTGTTGATCTTATAGATGATGTTGCCTTCTTCATCTTTAACTAACTCGACAACACCAGACTGTAGCAATGCACCAACGAAGTTGGTTAGGTCTACCTTGATGGTATCAAGTTCTGCACGCAGTGCATCTATCTTAAGATTGTCTCGGTAAGTATTCTTTAATTCTAAAGGTTCTATCTTTTCTTTTTCTCTTTTGTTTTTTTCTGGCACGTGGTGCATCTGCTCATCGTTAGACATTGTATCCTCCTTGGTATCCTGCAATTGTGTCCTTGCGTAACATCCAACCAAACTCGTTCTGGTCTGATATCTGTACTGCTGCATAGTTTACCAGTAGCTGTGCATACTTGCTTCCGTCAGCAGTGTGTGCGCCAAATCTATTCTTGACCGGTGCAACCTTGAGTATTCCTTGTGATGGGTCATAGCCCAGTGTAAGTATCAGTGCAGGTAACTGACTGACCTTTCCGTGAATTGCTCTGCGATGAGGTGGGTTACTAGGTGACCCATACTCTGACTGTTCTGATACGTGGTGGAGCACCATCACACAGGCCTCAGTCTTGCGTGCCATATCGTGAAGCTCCATCATAATTGCTCTAAGTCCTGCCCATTCGTTGTCCGTCTCAGCGGTGATGTTCATTAGGTTATCAATGACTATCAACTCAGGTGGCTGTCCATAGAGTTCAACGTAGGCCCTGATCTCTAACTCCAAGTCATCAATGTTTGGAGAAGAATCAAAGACCCACTTGATGTGTGAAAGTT